AATGCCACATAGGCAATGCCTGGCAGTGTTCTTGCTTTGGATGACCAAGTGGGTGCTCCATCGGCAAGACTGCTTTGTGCTTGGGTGTCTGAGCCGTTGAAACATTGAAAAGCCAATCTGCCTGAATATCTGCCGCCACCATTGTATGGTTTGCCCGCTGTGTAGTAGGTGCCATCTGGTGATGCTCCCACAAAATGTCCATCCACATACATTTTTCTAAAACCTTGTATTTCTCCTTCAGACACAGCATACACCACATACAGGTCTGAATTTTTTTCACCATCTGTTTCTGCAAATATGGGTATTGAACCCACTCTTCTGTAGCCGTAAATCACAGGTATGCCTTGGTTGGTGCCTGGCTTGGTGACTTTTACTCCTGAAGCGATATTGTCCGCATCAAAGCCTCCCAATTCAGGCAATCCAAAAGGTTTGATTAAGAAACCAAACACATCACCCACAAATGAAGTGATCTTTTTGACAATCTTTTTGAACACCTTGGTGACTGCTTTAAAAACTTTCTTAATGGGATTACCACCACCTCCTCCACCACCGCATTGTGCAACAGGACCTTGATACTCGAAAGATTCCTCTTCGATGATGTTCATGTCTTTGTCGTAGACTATTTTGCTATACACCTTCATTTGATCGTTCTATTCCTTTGATAAAATATTCTCCAATTGGATTCATACCTTTTGATTTAAAATATATTCGTGCTCTTCTCATGTAGTCTTCTTCTGGTTCAAATTTTTCGTTGAAATGTAGCACACTGCTCAACACATATTCACAATTATTTTGTTCAAACCAAGCAACCACATCATCATACAATCCATCTGCCAATCGCTTGGATCTTTTTTCTGGGTGTGTGTAGATAAAAAATATTTCGCCATACACTTTTGGATTCCAATGTTTCATTGTGAGCATGCCAGCACAGAATCCTATGATGTGATCCTGTTCTGTTGCCACACTCACATAATATCTTGGATCTATCACTGCTTCTCTAATCACATGGGCCAAATGTTTTTCATCTATTTTGTCGCTTTCTGGCACTGAGGCATCTTGTGCCTGTGTGTGAATACAATCAATCATACGATTGATATCATCTTTGTTCATCTGTCTTATTATCATGCTGATTTCCCCCAATCTATATCAGACAGTGTTTCGTGTGAATATTCCATACCAAAGTCATTAGGATGTTCTCTTTGAAAGTTTGTGAGATTGCTTCTTCTTCCTGATGTTCTTTGAAAGTTTATGAATTGACTGCTCACTTGTAAAACAATGTCTGCGTTATTAACATTGTTATTTACAGCATAGGCGGCAACTCTACCCTTAAACAAGAGAAAGCCACTGTCACCTGCTGAGTCACCTTGAAGTTGTTGTGTGATGGGATCTAAAAATGCTCTTCTTATCTCCACAGTTCTATTGATTATGTTTGATGTCGCATAAGTGGTGATGTTGCTGACATCCAATGCTGAAATCTGTATGCTGACAGAATGAATCTGTATTTCTGAAGTTTCTTGTCCTTCTGTGATGGATAGAAAATCTCCCTGTGCTAGATAAGTGTCTGAATTGAAATTAATATCATATGGAGCATCTGTCCACAGTGTGTAAGAATTGTCTGGCTTTTGAATCTTCACCAGCAACACACTCACAAATGAATTGCCTGCTAGATATGTGTTTAGAGCCGTGGGAAACTCTCTTGTCATTAGATAACCTCCTGAACATCAATCCTGCAATTCACAGTGCCGTCTGTGTTATATCTATATTCCTGTAGATCATTTGTGAAAATCATTTTGAAATACACATCATCATAATTCACTTCTGTGCCTGCGGGAACATCTGCTGTTAATGGTGGTTCAAAGTTGAGATGAACACCGCCTGCAGAATCAGGTGTGATGTCTGTGGTTGCCATATACACTTTGTCATGATTGTTAAACTGTATCACATCACCCATGTTGATGATGGTGCCATCAGTCCAAGCAGTCATGGCAATTTCTACATCTGTTGCGCCTTTGGAATAATCCACAGCATCTTGAGCACCTGTTGTGATTGTGCCTGTGGTTGCTCCTGCTGTTCTTGATGAAATGTTGGGCAGTATAATTTTGAAATCGTTGAGTGGTCCTCTTGCCAATGCCACAAAACCCTGTATCTGTCTAAATTCTTGATGTGTTAATGAAACAAATTCCAATGTGGCTTTCCAAGTTGTGGTTGCCGCACTGGCTCTGATCACTCTGCCTGAATTGGTTTTTGTGATGGCAGTTGTGGTCTCTTGTCTAAAATTGATTGCTTTGAATCCAATCTGATTTACATTGGATAAGATTGATGATGTGCCGTTAAAAAATCCTATGCTTGCCATTAGTTAGTAACCCCCACTTTTCCTCTTTGGTTTAATGCTGAATTAATTATGCCCACAATGGTTGATCTTCTATCAACTAACAGTTCATCAAACCCTGCGGCATCCACTGTGTTGATGTTGAAGTTCACATTGACATCTCCACCCATTGGTGAACCTGTGGATGAATCTGCTTGTGGCATCATGTTGTTGGGCACTATGGTGCCTGATTTGTTTGGAACAAAAAGTTCTGGTCCTTCTTCTCCCACAATGTATGGTGAACCACTTTCTACTGGACCACCATCTGCTCTAAATCCTGGAATAGGTATACCACCTGTAAAGAACATCAGTATGGCTCTCAATCCAATTTCTTTTTGTAATTCTCTGTTTAATTTTTTCTGAGCATCCACCTGTTTCATTGTGCCATTTACCATGTCAATGCCAAATATTTTTGCGAATTTTTCCAAGATAGGTTGAACAACCAACAATCTGATTAAACCACCTACTAATTCTCGCATGATGGCATTTCCTATGTCACCCAATGCTTCTTGTAGAGTTTTAGCACCAAACACCACATCAGTCAACGCCGACTCTGCTGTTGTGGCAAAGGCTTGCGTAGCACTTAACAATGTGTCTGAAATGATAACAGCATCTGAATACTTTTGTAGCATTTGTTCTAAATTGTCTGTGTAGGTGTCCAATGCTTTGTTGACAGTTTTCAGTGCTTGATCGGTTTTAGGAAAAGTCCTATTCATTATTGCGGTTTCTCTGTTTGCCGCCGCCTGTTCTATTGCTTGTTCTTTTAAAAGTTCGTTGACTGTTTTGCCCACTCCTTCTTCAAAATCACCCATGGCATTGTTGAAGTTTGCCTGTTTCTCAGCGGCCTCTGCCACTGTGTCACCAAGATCTTCCGCTGACATTTGCATATCACCCAATGCTTTGATAACTGGTTTTGATTCTCTGAACATGGCCTGAAAGCCTGCTCCAGTTGAATCAAAATCTGAATTCAATTGGCTGAAATCGTCATGTATGTGATCAGTTTCTTTTTGGACTTCTTTGAAGAACCCAATCAGTTTCTCTCCACCAATCACAATGGCACCCAGTGCTTCTGCTAATCCTATGAACAGTTTAACAACGCCTTGCAATATTACCCCACCCAGTCTACCCAATGCCGCAATGGTTTCTTCGTTGTTTTCAATGAATGATGTAAGTTCTGCTGTGGTATCTTTTAATACTGGTGATAATCCTTGTCCAAACTCATTGGCTGAATTTTTTAGTGCAATTGATAAGTTGGAAAATTGTGTGGATAAGTTATCAACCACATTGGCAGTGGCACCACCAAAGTCTGCTCTTAAACCTTTGGATAAAGCATTTAGGATTTTCTTTGAACCTTCTGCTGTTTTACCAACTTCTGATATTTGTAATCTTGCTAATCCTAATTGTTCTTCCAATATACGGAAAACAGGAACACCTCTATCTGCCAGTCTGTTTAATTCTTCAAGACCCAATCCACCTGAAGTAGTCCTAGCAAATAGATCAGTGATTGCTTGTAATGAACCCAATTGGTCAGTTGTAACCGCCGCTGTGTCCGTAAACAATGTTAATAAATCTTGTGTGGGTTCTATACCCGAGGCTTTCAGTTTGATGAAAGTTGTGGTAAGGTCTTCAACACCAAATTGTGTTTGAGTGGCAAATTTGCTGACAAAATCAAATGCTTCACCACCTGCCTGTGCTGATCCAGTAACAGATGCCAAAGCATCATTTAAATCTTCAAATCTTGCTGTGGTTGATACAATGCTTTTG